GCCGTGATGAGTATACTTGACTCGGGCTTCACGAAGGTATCCAATGCCGTGCGTGGTCAGTTGTTGGCTGAGTAGCATTGCAAGGTGTGGGCATTTGTAGGTGATGTTATATAGTCCATGCTCAAAAGTGAGAGCGTCCTCACTAATGTGCTGGCCCGTAAGTGGTTTTAAAAAGGCCAATTAGAATCGTAATATATAATGGGTGCTCCTAAAAAGAAGAAAAGATTAAAATCTTCACCCGCTGCACAGTACGACCACATTGGCGTGCGGAAAGTCTGGTTATTACCAAACAGTTCCAAACTCATAACATAGCCTGGCAAATGCGTAGTAGAGTTGTTGTCCGTGTATTGCTTGGCTGGACTAAACCTCTTGTCACGCATGTATGGCACTTCGAATGCCACAATTGGATTCACCGCACAAGATTGCAACGTGGCTCCATTCTGGAAAGCAACACCATCCTCCTGAACCATTGTTGAACGTAAACCCAAAGCTGACTGTTGACCATTACCATAGGTCCGCATTATCAACGACGCATTTTCGCATGCGTATAACCGTTCAACTTTGGCGGTGGCTTGACCTCCAGGCGCATCAGCAAACGGCGTAGTGTCCCATATCCATCTAACGGAACCTCGCCACCCGCCAAATGCAGGAGTCAAATAATTGAGCAAAGTCATGTATCCATAGTTGTACTGCGTGCCATCTGCCAATGTTCGTGACAGACCAGGTGCGATGGCAATGTTATAACCGGCATACAATGGCAAACTGGGCATTTGGATGTCAATCTTTATCCTCTCAGCCAAGTTGTTGTTCACCGGAAATCCCACTGGCATGTGCTTGTTATATCTCTTAAGCACTTGTCGAAATGAATGAATGGACTCACCAAAATATACCTTGTTGGTATCGTCCAAACGATCGACATATGGTCCCATATCATTAAGGGATGCCACGTGAGACGGTTTGTTGTCTTCTGTCATCTTTTCTTCCTCACCGGCTTGGGGTACTACTTCGGAATTAACTTCTGTCCGAGCCCCAGCAAGCGCAACTTGTGACTGGATCCTATATTTGGCTTGTGCAATTTCATCTCCAAATGGCACAGCCAACTCAAAATCATCACCAGCTGAAATAAAAACATTAACTTCAATGTCGTTGTTGATGGTTGTATTTGGAACAGTCAATTCATTAACTACCCACATGCTAATCACACCATTGCCAACACCATTAGGTGGAAACAACGGTGGTGCCGTTCGAAACATGGAAGCATTTGATGGTAAAGTGCTCAATCCGAAATGCTGTCTGTATGGATCTTTCTGTCCCCAACCAATAGTAATTTCAAAATC